CCGGTAATATTATAGCGGATGGCCGCCACGTGTTGCAAATCCATAGAATGAGAGTTCTACTATAAATGTACCCCCAGTTCCCCCGATTCATATAGAGTTTTGAGAGCTGAGCAATTGGGGGAACACCTCTCATATTACCAAAATGCCACGGAAGGGTTCATTCTCAATAAAAGCCAAAAACTATTTCCTTACATACCCACATTGTTCATTACCCAAAGAAGAAGCCCTCTGCCAAATCAAAGCTCTTCAGACACCAGTAAACAAGAAGTTCATCAAAATCTGCAGAGAGCTTCACGAAAATGGGGAACCTCATCTCCACGTGCTTATCCAATTCGAGGGAAAATACAACTGCACGAATAACAGATTCTTCGACTTGGTATCCCCAACCAGGTCAACACATTTCCATCCGAACATTCAGGGAGCTAAATCCAGCTCCGATGTCAAGTCCTACATCGACAAGGACGGAGATACAATTCAACGGGGACAATTCCAGATCGACGGAAGATCTGCTAGAGGAGGTCAGCAATCTGCTAACGATACGTATGCCAAGGCGTTAAACGCAGCGTCCGCTGAGGAAGCACTGCAAATAATAAAGGAAGAACAACCGCAACACTTCTTCCTTCAACATCACAACCTTGTCGCAAACGCAACCAGAATATTTCACAAGTCTCCAGAACCATGGGTTCCTCCGTTTCAACTCTCCTCCTTCACAAACGTTCCAGATGAGATGCAGGAATGGGCTGACGATTATTTTGGAAGGGGTGCCGCTGCGCGGGCAGAAAGACCGATCAGTATCATCATAGAAGGCGATAGTCGAACCGGAAAGACAATGTGGGCCAGGTCATTAGGTAAACATAACTATCTAAGTGGCCATCTTGATTTTAATAATAGGGTATATTCTAATGACGTGGAATATAACGTCACTGATGACATAAGCCCTAATTATTTGAAATTAAAGCATTGGAAAGAATTGATAGGGGCCCAAAGGGACTGGCAAACCAATTGCAAATACGGAAAGCCAGTTCAAATTAAAGGTGGAATCCCGTCAATCGTGCTGTGCAATCCAGGTGAGGGGACTAGCTATAAAAACTTCCTCGATAAAGAGGAGAATGCATCTCTCAGAGCGTGGTCACTACACAATGCAAAATTCATCTTCCTCAACTCCCCCCTCTATCAAACCACAGCACAGGAGAGCGAAGAGAGCCAGGGCGACCATTAGACGTAGAAGACTCGACTTAGACTGTGGCTGTTCGGTTTACGTACACATCAACTGCAGAAACCATGGATTCACGCACAGGGGAACCCATCACTGCTCATCAAGCAATGAATGGCGTTTTTATTTGGGAGGTTCCAAATCCCCTCTATTTCAAGATAATCCAAGTGGAGGACCCAGTATACACAACGACCAGAATCTACACCATCCAAATCCGGTTCAACTACAACCTGAGGAAGGCGTTGAATCTACACAAGGCCTACCTGAATTTCCAAATCTGGACGACATTAGTTCAAGCTTCTGGGACGACATATTTAAATAGATTTAGGGATAGAGTGTTACTGTATTTAGATCAATTAGGGGTTGTTTCACTTAACAATGTAATTAGAGCAGTTCGTTTCGCAACGGACAAACCATATGTAAATTGTGTGCTAGAGAGACATTCAATAAAATTTAACCTTTATTAATTCGAAATAGAGTCATAAAAATAACTACGTATTTTCAACGTAGCATATACAGGATTAGAGGCGTGTGTACATGCCATATACAATAACAAAGCGTTCTCCGTATGATTCTCGTATTTTCCTGCTTCCTGATGGTTATACACGACGTAGTTATTAACCTTCCAAAACCGACGAACCAATGACTGCTCGTTACTGGCATACTGACCACCTGTTACTTTGGCATAAAACCTGTGCAGCACTTGAAATCGATCACGGAGATCGTTCTTGACGGTGGCAGTACTGGGCTCGTTGTCATACATGTTGAACACCTGACCAAAATCCATAGGCGTGCCATACGGTCTCCTATCACGAATCAGCCAAAACATCACACTGTTCGTGTGGTTCTTCAGCTTAATGTTCTCATCCATCCATATTTTACCTAGAATATACACAGACTTCACACAGAAACGCTTGCCAACACGGTGAGTAATACCGTTACCACGAGTAACATCGGATATACAGATTACCTTACCAACATGAGAAATATCGTGACGCTGCTCAAGAGACTGTACCTTACATGGGCCTTCACAACCTTTGGGAACATCAGGCCCTCTCAGTGTGCGATAAATTCTGGGCTTCCTGTACATGGGCCTGTTAACCCAGGCAGCAGCTTTAGGGCCCATACCTCCACGGGGCGAGAAATTTGCGGAGCGACTCACTTTAGTGGTCCCCGCCATTAAGCGCCATGGGGCGTCCCTCTTAACCATTTTAAATTAAAGGTGGTGGGGTATAGTCGGACTCCAATGTATTTATAGAGTTAATTTAAATATTTAGACTTCCTAGGCGCATTCTGATTGGACGGCTTTAATCAGTGGGGCCCAGGGGGGGCGCGGCGGGCGGCCAT